ACATTCATACCTAGATCCATTAGATCGTCGTAGGCTTTTTCTGCTTTACTAGCAAGATTGTCCAACTCGTTGTCATTTAGATCATTTAATTCACTTATCTGCGGCAAATTTTTAGTAATTTGATTAACAGCTTCAATGCTTTCATCTAGTGTTTTTACTTCTGTAGCTTTTTCTACTAATTCTTCGTTGATAGACTTAGGCACAACATTTATCTGTTTGTCGTCTAAATTGAATAATTCTTCAAGTTTCTTTGTCATAGCAATACTTATCAGCGTTTTGAACCTTGATGAAAAATATGTTCTTCGTTGACCACACGGAATTTAATACCTTGCTGCTTACACCATTTAGTAGCAGCTTCCCATTTGGCCATATTCTTTATATATTGTTGTTGATTATAAACGCTCTTGCCAACGTTGGCTAACAGCGTTTGACTGGCTGGTTTTACTTCAACCACTTCCGCATGTTTTGCTCCGTTCTTGTCAACGTAGGTGATAAAAAAATCAGGTACATATATGGTATATTTTCCTGTCAACGGATCTCTGTAGGGTATTTGTATGCTTTCGCTAGCCCACTTTTCTACGCCTTGATGTTCATCTAACATTCGCATGAATACAAATTCCCAACTTGATCTTGCCAATGGTGTTTTGGTCCCAACATATTTGCTAGGATTTTTCATTTCGAATCTTCCTTGAGCAAATTTGGCCATTATGGTAAAATGTTTCTAGTTTGATTTATCTTGATAACGTTCAGAGCTCTAAATCCCAATGAAGATGTGTTGGGGCGATATTTGTTGAGAATCTGTGCTACCACTGCACTGAGTTGTGTGCCGTTGAGGTCTTTTAGGGTATCCAGTATTTCAAAAACTTGGACGCCATCTATTTTGGCCTGACGCAGTATGGTCATGGCTGTGGTCATGGCAGCTTCCTCTTCAAATCCCCTACCTGTAAAAAATCCTATACTGGCAGTAACTTCATTGGCTCCAAATTCCAAAGGTCGTTGGCCGTAGGTATCAAAAAATAATTTTGTACTTGCAGCACTGTCTGTTTTTGCAACTTCTGGTAAATTAATTGTGCTCATGGAAATTCACCTGGACTTTCGTTAGTACTACCAGATGACTGTGGGAATGTATTATTAGCGGCCTGCGTTTGCAAAACTTTTTTAGTGGCAGTGGTAGCTACAATAGATCCTAATGCTGCTCCTATTTTAGGAAAACTGGCTCCTACTATACCGCCAACGGTGTTGGCCGCTGTTAAAATATTTGCAGGATTTTTAAATTCTCCAATAACTCCATCCACTGTGGGGAATTGACCCCCGTTGTTTTTATAGGTATTAATTTGAGAAATTGCTGTAGTTATAAATCCGCCTGGATTCTTCAATATATTCTTTTTGGTTACATCGCCGAATACAGACTCGACGCCACCTAGTATATCTCCAAATGGACCGAGCACATTTCCTAGTCCCAGTCTTGCTCCCAAGACATTGGGACTTGGTTCAACATCATACGATAGGCTTGCAAAACCATCGGGTTTTCCGTAGGCCACACTGCCTGAAAGATACCTTACACCTTCGTACTCAACGGTCATTGTGTTATCTAAACTTTCGTTTGCAGTATAATCTACCTGTCCGTGCGACCAAGATTTGATTCTTGGTGCCAGCAGTTCATATCCGTTGAATCTCTGTCTACTCAGAGTATATAATGCTATTTTTCTAAAAAAGTTTACAGGAGTAGCAAAGCCCATTCCATATGCTCCAGAATAATTCAGAAGACTCATGGGATGGTTGCCTTGTTCGTTTCCTCCGTCATAGGCATAATGTGAATAGTAGGCCGAATACATAGAATGCATGAGACCAGCATTATCGTCATGAAATGTTAGATTAATAGGTTCGTAATTTATTTTCTTATAAATCTGTTTGGTACGATTATACACATTCTTATTGGCCATATCAAAATTAAATTTAGGCAAATCTGTAGATTTGATCAACAGGCTGACTTCTCTTTCTGCTCCTGTAAATACAGCATAATAAAGAAATTTTGTTCTAGGGGCCAGGCGATAATTGTTGTCAACAAATATTCTTGTGGCGTGTTGAAAATTACCAACTACACCTTTGGGTCCACGGTCAATGTTATTTAAAAATCTTGTTAACTTACTAGTCATACAATTATTTATGCATAAAAAAAGCCCGAATAATTCGGGCTTTTTAGAGTTACGGTATTAATTAAATACCTGAGCTACCTACTGCTAGAGCACTACCTGCTGATCGCTTTGTGCCAGCTGTACCTACGCCAATAACACCAAGTGAATCTGGAGTGTTCGCTGCATTGTCATAAACAATAGTCAAAGCCACAGTGGCTGGTTCATTGGTTGTATAGTTCAAATCACCGTAGTCAGTGTTTTGCAAGAAGCATCCATAGCATTCCCAAGTTTCTAAAACTACTGGAGCAGCAGCGCCGTTGCCGCCGTCTAGTATTTCGATACGTGTGGTAAACTTGTAGTCAATACCAGAGCGGGCGCTGGCCTGCTCATGAAAATCAAACTGCTTCTGAATCTGTTGACCAACTAATTTGATAACAGTACTGCTGGCATCATCTCTGAGGTTCAGCGTAATATTTTCCCAGGTGTATTTGCCTGCAATTTTGATCTTGGAATTGTAAATTTCGATTGGTATTTCTTCAAAAGAAACTTTTGGTCGAGTAACGTCCATAACCTGCTTGGTAAGTTCTGTACTAGACGATGTGCCGAACCCTAGTAAAGTAACACGGAAGCGATACTTTAGTTTCGGCATCAACATACCGGTATTTGAACCAGCACCAGATGGGTTAATCGAGTAATTTGTTAATGATGTAATTGCCATTGTCTTATGCTCCGATATTGTATTTATTCATTAAATCTCACCTGTGTTCTTGAGACGCAATGGTATGTAAATAAATTCAACGGCCTTGGTTGGCTCAATGGCAACATCTACATATAATTCATTACGATCAATTCTACTTGGTGTGTTGTTGGTTTCGTCGCATACTACTGCAAAGTCATAGATAGCTCTTAGACCTACTAGTTCTAGCATCAAACTTTCTACAGCTTGTTTAATTTCATCACGAGTGATAGAATCGTTTGGCTCAAAGATATATGGACGAGCTAGTTTTGTCAACTGACTGCGTAGATATACAACTAGACGTGCCACATTGATACGATCCAGTGATGATGCATTTCTTGCACGAGTCTTTTGACCATAAGCTACCAATCCTGTGCCTACAAAGAACGGAATTGGATTGACTTTTAGATCATACAGTGTGTCACGCTGTCCGTTGTTTAGGGCAACGCTTTGGAATTCACCTGTCAACGAATCAATGTATCCCACTGCTGTGGCATTGGTAATACCGCCACGACGTGTTCCTGCCGGTGCAAACCAAGGGAAGCTCACTTGGTCGCTTAGAGCAATAGTTCTCAGCATCATGTGACTGGCCGGAACCACAGCGTTAGCACCTGTAAGGTCAGTGGTAAATCCATTTGGATAGTAAACCGCTGCATATTCATCATAGGTAACAATCCCGTTGTCTCCGTTGTCCAGTGCTAGATTAGCGTTGGTACCCCAGGTTGTTAGGCTTGTTGCATCGCTCTTTAGACGCAGTGGTGTATCACCAACCACAAAAGCTGTGACCTTGCGATCCAGATTCAAGTTGATCAGATTGCTGAGTGCTTCTGGATATCCAGGGCAAGCAATTATATTGAAGTTTCTGCGTTCTTCGTCACGTGCTTCTTCGCTGGTGTCAATTGCACTCTTTAGTGCAGCAACCACAGCTGATCTTTGTGCCTTGCGACCAAAGCTGCCTGAACCATCTTCATTGTTAGGACTAGCTGTGGTCCAACGATCTGGCCAGTATGCTTCCATACTAGGTGATCCAGATTGTCTTTCGTTGTCTGCTGTGGTGTCAATATAACCATTGTTGTATTTCTTGACATTTCCACCACTTCTACGTAGGTTCCATAGCAACATACCCTTGGGATATAGATCTGGATCTGGCGAGTCTGGATCTAAGAAGTTGTTGGTCAACAAGTCTTTGATTGATCCAGTGGGTGCAGCAGTAGCTGATCCACCGGTAGTACCTGCACGAGCATCTGCAAATAAAACACCTTCTTCTGTAGTTTGATCAGTCTTGTCAACTAATACCCATTTTTGTGCAAGTTTTGTACCTGCATCAGGATTGAATTTGTATATGCTTGGGAAATTTTCTAGATCAGCTGTGCTGATCCAAATGTCACCGCTGACTAGTGCAGTACTGTCAGTTTGTGTTTCTGGCATTGAAGCAGATACAATCGGCCCTTCAGGATCAGTACCAGTGTATCCTGTAAAGTTTTGATAACCTACCCAGGTTGTGCCATTGTGTATCATTAGATCCACATCGCCAAACGCAGGATTATACCATAGTTGACCATCTGCTGGGTCTTCTAATGGAGCATCTGGGGTAGCGGCAAACACATCATTGACCAGTGGGATCCACAAAGAAGCCAAATAACTTTCTGGTGCACCTGTGGCCAACCCACTTGACAATGCATAGAAATTACTAGTTCCAGCACCTGTTGCTAGATTGTAGGCTGCAAACAATGTACCAATACAAGTGCCTGTGACATCAGTTAGTCTAATGTCGCCACCTGTCTTGTGTGTGAGTACCAATTCGTTATTGGTAGTAACACTGGCCACTACATTATTTGTGATAGCATCGCCAGCACTGTCAACATAGTTAGCACCATTAATCAATCCTGCAATAGTGAATGCATCATCGGCTGTAGCTGCTGCTGTAAATGTAAATGTACTTGCTGCACTTAGTGCCGCATCGCCAACAATTGACTGTTTGATTGTGAAAGTTCTTGATATTGCACTCAGTGTGCCTGTAGTAACAATTTTAGATTTAATTGCAGTTGTGCCGCTGGCTGCTCTTTTCCACAATCTAAAAGTAGTAGTGGCCAATGTTTCATCCATGCCATCAAAACCGTTCACTGCTCCAGTGGTAGCGGAATATGATCCTGCGTCTTCACGGGCATTTGTTTGCACAAATAATGCATCCTTAGGAAGATTTGCGCCACCACCGGATTTATCTAGAAAGTATAGTGCAGAGTGCGGAGTTGCATACAGGGGTGCTTCATTAGCCATCCACGAATCAGTAGTTTGATTGTAACGTTTTACTCTCCAACGAGATCCGTTGTTTGGCTCAGTTGTTTTTAACCATACAGAACCTGTAGGACGAGCATTTACAGTAGATCCAAAATCTGATCTCTTAAACAACGGTATGCTGGTGTGTGGTTGTTGGGCAAGTACTGGGCACATATATGTGCCGGCAACAATGTTCAATTTACCAGTACCAGTACCCAGTGCTGTTCCACTGATAACAATACTACCTGTTCCGCCTGCGGTCGCAGTGGAATCACCGTCTGTGGCTGTGGAAGTACCGTCGCTGTATAGATACAATCTGTTGTTGCTGACAGTGGCTGTGATACCGCTGCCGTTCATTAGAGTATTGATGCTGGAAAGACAGGCAGCAAGACTAACACCCACTGTGATGCTTACGTCATTGATAATCAATGTACCTGATAATGTACCAGTCACTGCTGCAGAACTGAATGCTGTGGGATGACTAGCTGTCCAGTTAGGACTACCAACTAGTACCCATGTACCGGCTGTGATACCAGCAGTGGCATTGCCTGCACTCTTGTAGTACATTCTTACCAGTTCATCATCAGCTAAAAATGTTCCGTCGCCTGCGGCTGTTTGAAACACCACAGCATAATCACCTATTGTGCCTACCGATGTTTTTGGAGCATTGCTGTTGATGTTGTCAAGATCAGCGTCTGTGAGTACCAATGGGGTTTTAGCAGTAAATTTTTGACCGCTGTCTGCTAATGCCAAGCCATTCCATTCGTTGATTCCCCAAGTAGTAGTTTGTGTGTCTACCCACCACTTGCCGTCAGCTGGATCCGCTCCCGGTGCATCTGTTTGACCTTCTAATTCATTTAGGTTGATATCTGCACGTAGGATAAATGCAGAATTTGAAACGCCCAACAAGCTGTAAGCAGCTAGTAGACCGTATTCGTTTCTTTCGCCACCGTGTATAGGACTAGCCGATACTGTCTTTTCAAAGAACGGTGAACCAAATGTGTCAACAAGTTCTCGTTGACTGGTCATTTTGAATACCTTGCCTGCATTGGCTGCAGTGGTACCTGAAGCTGTGCCTGTGCCAGCTCCGTTTATTTTGTTTTCAGCAGTGGCTACAACAATTAACGGAACCGTACCTGGTTCAGCTGGAGTATAAAAACTCTCGTCAATTACTTGTACTTCTACGCCTGGTGATGTTAGTGCCATTCGACTGTCTCCTAGGGTTAAATCAATGTACTATTATTTAGCGCCATCACAAAAAAACCCCAGGATATACAAGACGGCAAAGGGGCTGAAAAGGCTTACTTCTTTTAAATAACTGTATGAGACCTTTATGTAAATGCGGTTCTAGACCCCGTGCTGTTAACTATAAAAAGAACAACAAGATCTATTATCGAA